AAGGTAGCTTGTTTTAATTCTTCATCAAATGCTTTAGAAACTGAGATACCGTCTTGACTTTTTTCTGTTATAACGGCACCATCGCCTTGACCAAAGCATTTAGATAAAAGGGCAGTTAAGCCCTCCATAAATTTACGTTCGTTATCCATAGTTACCCCGTATTGTTAGCATTGTTGGCTGAAGTATCTGTACTAGTAGGATCGTCAGAAGTTCCATTAGAAGAACCCTTACTCATACCATCACCTGCGCGTGTCTCCTGCTTAGGTAGCTCGTCTTTATTGACTGGAGCATCTTCGGCTTTTGGATCAACCTTAAACACAGATGTTCTAATCTTATTCATTACAGGTCTGTCAGCTTCAATAGCATTTACAGAGAAGATACGTTGGATAGCTTTTGAGTACTCTTCAAGATCAACTTCATCCAGCTTACCAAACTTAAAGTAAGGTAGTTCTGTATCTGACCAACCATTAAGCCTGAATGTTTGTGGGATAAGATCGTTGTTTAAAGTATCAGCAATTTCTTGAAGTCTGGCCTCAACAGCCATAGACATAAGGTTAGTCTTTGCGCCAGCAAGTGCAAAAGAACCTACTTGATCCTGACCCATTTTAAGGAAGTCAGCAAACAACAGTGTAAGTATCTTGTTGTCCCAGCGTCTAATAATCTTGTCTGTGTCGTATTGCTTGCCACCTTGAACACCCATAAGTTCGAAGTCAAACATAGGTTGCTTTGATTCCGGATCGTGGGCTTGTGGTAGAACTAGACCTGCTTGCTCGTTGTTGTGAATATTACGGATTATCTTTTGATAATAATCGTAAATAGCTTTCTCATCAGGAGTAGCATCTTCAGACATATAACGAGGTGGAATCTTTATTCTCGTATATTCGACAGAGTTCGCTAGAATCTGCCCGTTCTCTTATGAACTGCTGTATGTTTCCATACAGGATAGACTATATCATCATCCTAAAAGGATGTCTTCCATTTCGACTACCAATCGCTTGTAGTCTACTCCCCTGCCGGGGATAGTCGTTGCACGTTACTTTGAAGCACACATTCAGTTAAATGTTAAAGTCTTTAGAGATATCTGTATATATTCTTTTTTGTCGAATATCTTTTATGATATGCATCTTAACTTTTAGATTACGAGACCCACCAACAATATCTCCAGCAGAAATTCCTTGCTCTAGTTGAGAGCAAATCCAACGAATGGTTTTGTCGGAAAGTATTCTACTTTTGCTGGGAATCTTGTAATCTTTAGATATAGAAGTCCAAGTTTTTCCAGACCGTATAAACGATACGATATGTGAGGCAACTTCTAGTGAATCAGCTATTTCTTTGTTTGTATGTCCTTGTTCGAGCAGTGTGCAGATTTGTATAACTTGTCTAGACTCTGTAGCCTTATTCCCGTTGTTGTCTCCAACACCGCGACCTAAGATGTCTACAGCATGTCTCATATTCTCTTGTGGAGTACACCACTCAAGATTACCAAGTTTATTGTTTATCTTATCCCCGTCCTTATGATTTACATAAGGCTTGTTCTCTGGGTTATCAATAAACGCTTCTGCAACAAGCCTATGAACACTTGCATACATACGACCGCCGGTTGATGCAACAAGGGATACTTTGGCGTATCCTGTTAGGCCTACCGAAGGCTTTATAAACTGATTCTTTGAATTAAATACTGAACCTTTGTGTGTTACGTAGTACCCTTTTGAATTGGGTATAAGTTTTTTCATATACAACCTCCTACTGATGTTTCAGAGAATGTAATGCTTCAAAGTCTTCGCTCAGGATTGCCCTCGCCATAATGCGTTAGGGGTTCCCCTGAATTAGAAAGATGTTCGGTGTAGATTACTCTACAAAGCCGCTGGAACTTTCGTTCAACGGGCATACCAACCATATCGCGGCTGATGCCAATAGCTTCTTGCTCTTCAATAAGACTACGATACTTCCAAGCGAAATAAACTTTCTTAAGAGGGCTATTGCCTTCTGGATTATTTCTTTTTGGGTTAGTTCTAAACAGTAGGAACTTATTACGAGGAATCTCTATCTTGTTTGAAGTAGTAAGTAGATTTCTGAATCTATTCAGATCGTAGCTGGCAGATAAATCTTGCGAAACTCCGATAACATCCCTTCCGTCTTCTGAGAAGAGAAACTTCTCGATAGTGTCCTGAGAGCGTACAGGAAGCTTCTTCCAACCTACAAGCCCATCGGTGTACTTTGACCCACGTTCTTTTAAACGCTTTCTATAGACCTTCTCATGGACCGAGAAGCCGTAGGTCATAAACGATGTAGTCTCTTGGATGAAGTTTAACCAAGTGTGCTCCATATCGTTACGGCACTGTTGGATAAACTTTGATTTCTTAATCTGATCTTCCGTGGCATCGTAAGGGGCTTTTACTTCCCACTCAACTCGTGAGATCATCATTTCAAATAATTCTAAGGCAGAAGCGATAGTTGCATCGTAACCCATTTGCTTGTAAGTTGTTATAACTGAGGGCCAGCGTAGTTCGCGTTTCATTTCCTCGTAGATTATATCGTTGCTTACTTTCAAACCTACAGTTGAAACCTCACCCATTCTAAGTCTTTCGGGGGATTTTTCACCAGATTGTAAATCGAGATTATCTTCTGCCATGAATTATCCTCACGTATAGTTTAGAGTGAATGGGTTAGTCTGTGTAAAATTTGGTAACTTAAAATCAGGCAGTGTGATAGACTGCGTTAAGGCCCAATAAGCATCCGAAGATGCGTCTACTTGCAAAATTATCTTAACCATAGCTCGTTAGACTAAGGCCATCTTTTTATTTCGAGTGAAGGGTTACCGTTCTTAGCGCCCATACTTTTATTTTCACGCTCTGTAATAAACTTGCAAGTTTCCTTGCTGTAAACCTTACAACCTTCTACAATAGTATCTTTGTCTAGGTTGTATTTTAGTCGGTTGCTGTTCTGACCTTCAAGCCAACCTTCAAAATTATCTAGAGTTTGTATGTCCTCTATGAACTTTGAAAGGCAATGCCAGCTAGGGTCTACTGTAACCTTACCAAAATAACCTCGGGTGTCTGCTTCACAGTAGCAACGCTTTAGCATGTTCTGCCAGAGCTGCTTTGCCTGCTTCCAGAAGACAACCTTCTCAAACTCTCCGTAATATCCTTTACCATAAACAGATACAGCGTATAGGTCTCTAACCTTACCTGCCTTTATATTGTCTATGTTGGCTTTTCTTACAAAACCTGTCTGCTCAAACTGGATTATACATTGCTTACCAGTTTGATTTAGGATACTGAAATTAAGTCCTGAATTTGATACGTATTGATTGCCCATAGAAATTCTCCTATAGTTAAAAGATGCTGCATATTGCCATGCAGATGAGACTATATCTTCAAAAAACGTATTACCGTTTTAATTGCCTGCCGCTTCGAGTCACTTGACTCTACATAATAGTCGTTGCACGTTCAATTATAAACAGTGTTTATAAAAGCTTCGCTCAGTATTGTCCAAACCATTTGGCTTGCAGGTTCACTGAATTCAACAGGTTTATAGACGACCAAGTTTTTTCTAAATCGTCTTTCTTATTACGACTGCCATCAAAAGATTCAAGCTCATCAATGTAAGTATCATTCCACTGCCCTGTGACCAGCTTAACAAAGCCAGCTTCAGAAACTGAAGTGTAAGGGGCAAATCGGGTTAACTTATTTTGATTAGTTGTTTTGACTTTCGAGTGGTACCCTAAGTCTGCGAGGTCACGTACAAGTTGTTGTGCGTAAGCCTTACCAGCAGCTCCGGGGTCAGCAGGAATAATAATTTGTGTGTCTGTACCGTCTTGTTTAGCACACTTAACAATCTCTTGGAATACACCTTGAAATCTATCACGGAATCGACTGACATCTTCTACGATGTATGTGTCTTCCTCGTCTAAGCTCATTAGCACACCAACAGTCCAGTCTGGATTTGGGTATGTTTCTGATGGTAGACTGCCTGATATGTCCCAAGCTCTGACTCTCTTCTTAACTCTGAGAGGTCTTTGAGGTATCATTTCAACCCATTCTTTCTTCCAGTACCCTGAGTCTTGTGCTCTAGCGAACCAAGAACCGTGTAGAAGTCTTTCCTTCTCAACACGACCAAGAGACTCAAGTGTGTCTACATAGTCAGGGTTGTTCTCCATAAGTGGAGGGTTATCGTAGATGTTAGCAGGAATGAACTTGAAAGACTTAATACCTTTTGGGCCATATAGTTCAATCAGTTCTTCTCTTGAGTTTGCCCATATGTACTCGTCACCTTGTCTTTTAAAGTAACGAACAACACCTGCTTTTTCTGGAAGGGGAATACCTGTAATCGGATCTAAGTACCACTCAACCCATCTACGTAAGAAACTATCATAGTCTGGGTTACAAGTAATCTTCATCTGTGTTTTGTGCTTATAGTTAGCACTACGGATACGAGATCTTAGATAATCGACTTGAGTTTCTGTGAAGTGAGTACCTTCGTCAAAAAGTACGAAAGTATACTGAGCACCCTGATGTGAATATTTATCCTTCTCCATTTCTAAGTGGGAGAATTTAAGGGTTGCGCCTGATGGGAAGACTACAGTTTTTTCTTTCTCTTTAAATGTAACTCTACGGTCAAAGTTTTTATACATCTGACGAGCAGTGTCCCATAGACCACCACCAGCGGTAATCTCTGGCATGGTTCTCCGGAAGATAACACCACGAAAGTTTGGATCAGATACGAATAGAAGCGGAGTCATTAAACCTACATAGCTTTTACCGCTACCGGCTGCTCCACCAAATACCGTAATGTCCGCATCACTTAACAAGAAGTCTTCTTGTCTAGGACTGGCTGGACCTACTTTATCTGCCATATTGTTGCCTCAGAAATAGAGACAAATAGATGTAATGTATCAATACTAATATTGTACAGGATATTTCATATTTGTCAATAGGTTGGGATAAATTAATTAAAATAAATTTGAAATGGTACTCCGAGTCGGATTCGAACCGACACTGGAAAGGGCTTAAACCTCATATCTCTGCCGTTGGATTACCGGAGCATTATAAATGGCACCCCACCAGAGAATTGAACTCCGCTAACAAGCTTTGGAGGCTCGTGTGTTCCCAGAACGTAAGGTGTAAAGTGGAGGAGAGAATCAGAGTCGAACTGACAACGTTTCCGATGGCATG